GCCTTTGTTCATTTTACCTGTGCCATCAGCAGCATATGCGGGGATCATTTTCCCATCTGGGCCTTTTACCATTGGTAGTTTACCACCCTTGTTGTACTTCATGACCTTCCCGCCCATGTTGTACTTCATTTTTTTCATCTTCATGACTTACTCCTGCAATTAGGGGAGTTTTACCTCCCCATTGTGATTACAAATATTGGAATACAGCAATGTACTTAACAGTAGTTGCGGCAGTAGCCAAATCAGCCCCTATTGGGCGTAAAGTAACAAAAATGTCTCTTGCGGCTGCACTATATAAGGCTCCTGCAATAACAATAGCTTCAGAAGTAGCTGGGCCACCTAGAGGGCCAATACCTGCGGTAGCAAAAGCATTAGCTGCTTGACCGTGAGAGTTTTCAATAATGTACAGTGGTACGTTAGCTGTCCAAGTTACGGCAGCACCGCCATCATCTAGTAATGCTGTAGCAGCAAGAAGCTGTGTACCAGCAGAAGCTGTACCAATGAATATGTCAAGGTCATTGCCGCTAGAGCCACCTGTGACAATGTTACCAGCAGGATAAGCTATTAAATCTTTTAAGATAGTCCCCGCAGGTTGAGCGATTGTAACAATTGTATTTGTGTCATCTGTGACAGCAATAGTGCCTGTAGTCGCAGTAACGGCGATTAATTTAAGACTATCTGCAGCTCCAATAACAAGACCGCCAGTAGCAGAAGTGACACCTGTAATAGATGCAGCATCTGAATAAGTAGAGCCTTCTGTAATAGCTCCTGTGGTTGAATTTTTTGATATTTTAGTAAATCCGTTTTCGGATCGGACTGCGCCTGTAAAACTTGAATTAGCCATTTGACTAACCTCCTTATTAAAGGTTTCACCATAACGTCATAATAAGTGTCTGCTAGGGCAGTCGTTATAGTTTATAAAATTCCTAGTTATGTTGAGGGTACACAAAAAAGAAAAGGGGCACAAGGCCCCCTTTCATATACTTTAAAAGTATTATTAGGAAGATCCGGGCGAACCGAAGATTCCTAATGGGTCAGATACACCAAAGGAGTATCTTTCTCGTGCCTTATACCTAGCATTTCCGGTGTCAAAATCACCGTCCATAGACGTAGCCATTGGCGCACGAGTAAAGTGCTTCAGACCGTTAGGGACATCAGTGGTCAAGAACCAAGCATTAGTATCGGTTAGGAAGTTGTTTACACTAAACCCACCCGGTACAACGCCCATTGACTTGATTGCGTTGATGTCGTTGTCTGCAGTACCAACTCTGTTGTCGGTCTTCATTAGTCGCTCGGCAACAAACATAAGATCCGCTGGGATAATAAGTTTGTTAGCTTTTGCAGCTATTAGAAGCCCACGCTCGTCAGTCCAGTTAGAGAGTTGAATGATAGCGGCTTCTAAAGAAGTCTCATTCAAGTCTGCGCCAGAAGACGGACGGTTTGAGTTAGTTCCACCAGAAACAAGTGGGTGATCTGTAGCGCAAAGCACTTTTCCGTCACCATACGTGTAACTGCTGTTAAAAGCTCGGTTTAGAACATTAGCTGCCTTAACCTGCTTTGTGTACGCCATCGCACGAGCTAGACCTTTGGTATATCGAGCAGAAAGAGAATCATAAAGGTTATCCTCTATGGCTTCTTCTGTAATCGAAAATCCCATCGCAATAGTTTCGTGTGTATAACGTGCTGTGTATGCTTCTTGAGCATTATCATACTCAATAGCTGAACCTTCAGCCTTTACGGGTGCTGCAGAAAAACCAGATAATTTCTGTTCTTCTTCAAACGCTCGCTCTGAAGTTTCGTTTTCATAAATTTCTTTATGCTCCTCACCATACCTGCTGTACTCAAGCCCAAAAAGAGCATTGAGACCGGGTAATAGCTCTTTGAGCATCTGCGCTCTACTTATAGCCATCTCAAATTACTCCTTTAAACGCCTGTAGTATTGCCGTATTGATGCCCAGCGTTCCACTTACATATAGCTTCGGTGTAACCACCAGAAGTATTGCGAGTTTCTTCAACTAGACTTACGACTCGTATAGGAAAAGTGTTAGTAGCCGCAGACGTATCATCAGCAGACACACGAGATACACCGTTAATAGTGTCTCCTGCGGTTTGCGTGATTTGTAAGTTTGCGCCTATGTCAGTTATTGCTAAAGAACTGATAACTACACCAGAAGATGTAATTGCAATCTTAAACAATACGTTAGGGTCATCAACAATGTATGCTACTGCATCCGTTGCTACTTGACTTGCAGGCCAATAGTTTTGAAACCGTGGCCCCATTGAAGCGTCCGTAAAAGAACACCCAACAAATATTCCGTTAGGAGTGCAAGCAGTAGTACCTGTATCTTTTTCTACAGTACCACCTGTAACGCCTTTAACGATATCACCCTGAAATATAGTTGTACCATATTCAGACGCAATACCTTTCTGGGTAAATCCCCCATTATAAGAGCGTTCGCCTACTAATCCTACGGGGACTAGGCCATAAGGCCCGTCAACGCTTGGATATGCCATTTTTAAGCTCCTTTGCTTATAAACAGAAAGTTAACGCGACTGTTTATCCCTTGCCAAAGTCTGTTTTCGTTTTGCGTTCATTGAACAGTGGCATACGAGGATCTTGGTCACGCATAAAGTTATTATCGACAGATTCCATTACTTGCCCCGTTTTTTGGGAGTAATATTCATCTCTCTGTTTAGTAAGCTCCTCATCAGTTTTGCAGAGAAGCAGCCCACCTATCTCTATAGAATCCTCAAACTTACTGTCGTGGTCGGCCATTACCATAGCTTCTGGATGTTCAGATGCTTTTACAGGCTCCCAACCCTCTCTAAACTTAGCAGATACATTCTTAGCATCAGCAACACCTAAAGTGCTAGTGCGAACAAAGCGATAGGAATACCCATCTTCTTTGTTTATTTCAGGCAGTATCTCAGGAGCTTTCCATTGTTTTGGTCGTTCCTGTGTAGCGCGAGTTTCAACATCACGCTTAGTTCGATTTAATCGACTTTTTGGTTTTGTTTCTTCCATCACACTATCCTTCTAGTTTTAGTTTTTGTTTCACATACTCTTCAGGTGTTATCCCTAAACGATGCGACAGTCTAGCTTCAGAATCCGTTAAGACGTACTGTTTTGATTTGGTAGTACGCTTCGCAGAAGATACAACAGTTTTTGCTTTCGCTGCAGAACGGGGTGACGCATCTGCTCCTGTTGTCGCTCCTTCAAATTCTTCTGGATATCTTAGCCTCATTTCTTTATCAATACTACCCCAATATGTATCAGGGTCTATTTCGGCACTAATACCTCTTTCACTTAGTGACATGTGCATGTTTCTGGCGTGCATTGTCATTAGTTCTTTTCCGGGTGAATTAAACCATTTATTTTCTTCTAACCACATTTGGGTTCTGTGGTCTGGCGCAACCTGTTGTTGCTGTGGTTCGATATTCCACCCTTCGTCTTGCTCTGTTTCGTCAACCTCTCCGTACTGCGGTTCATAGTTTTCTGCCGCATGTAGCCTAGATTGCGCTGCTACCATTTTAGCTTGTGCTTCAGCTACTTGGTCAGCTTCACCTGCTTCAAATGCTTCTTTATACATTTTTGTAGCAAGCTGTAGCTCGTGTTCTGCAGAAGATTTACTATTCTCCATAAGAGCTTCTTCACCTTTGTTAAGGTCAGCTCTGAACTTTTTGTTTTCTTCTAGCTGTTGTTTAGCATAAGCAACCGCTGCATCACGCTCGCGTTGGGCTGCTTCTTTAGCCCTACGCTCGTCATGCCACACTTTTTTAAGTTGTTTGGCTTTTTCTACAGAATATTCTTCAAGCTCGTCTTTTTCGAGATTATCCACAATTTCTTCTGGCATAGGTTCTCGATCACGGTCTTCTTCGGGGGTGTCGTTTTCAATAACAACTTCAAATTCTTCTTCAACAGCTTCTGGAGTTTCTACAATTTCTTCTACTGTTTCATTTTCTAATGCGGTTTGTGGCATTACACTATCCTCTTTTAGTTAGATTATTGTCTTTGTATTCCTCGTGGATCGTCAACTACTGCTTCTACAGAGTCGTCATTTATTAAACGAAAGGCTTTACCATGTATATTTATCTTAGTCCCTGTGTGGGGTCTAACCAATACAAAGTCACCTTCTTTGCAGTAAGGGCCGCTAGGAAACCTGCTTTCATCTTTATAGCAATCTGTACCTAGTTTAACTACAAATAACACTGTAGCCAGTATTTCTTCGTTTTTAATGGTTTCTTCTGTTTTGATAATACCATTATCAAATTTGTCTTCTATGTCAGGAATAGCGCAGAGGATGCGATATCCTTGAGGTTCTGGTAGTTGGGTTGCTGTTGCAGATTCATCTATAGGAGCTACACTACTCATTAATCTTCCTCAAATCTTGATTCTAGTTCAGTAACATACTCCATAATACTGCGTAGTGCACTAATATTTCCGCAAACATAATTATATTCTGAATGATCTTTAATGCTGCCACTACTTAGCTTATCAAGTAACAATTTTTCTTTGGTATTTATTTCTTTTCTTAATACTTCAAAAATGGTCATTGATTGTTAGACCCATTATTTTTGCCTGCTGTAACAGCTAACTTAGCACCTTCAATCATTTGCTGCACATTTAAAGCACCTTCTTTAGCTACTCCATCAGCCATAAGTTTTTGCAGGGCTTGTCGTTCATCAGCTTCTAATTTAGCTGTTTCTAACTGAAGTTCTGCTTGAGCAATTTGATTATCAGCTTGGTCTTTAGCAGCTTTACGCTCTAACTCACCTTGTTTAAGTTGAAGTTCTTGTTGCTGCATTTGCACAATGGGGTCTTGTGCTTTTTGTTGCGCTTCTTGTTGTTGCGCTTCAGACATATTTTGTTGCAGTAACTGGTCAGATGCGTCAGCCAACAGTCGGGACAGTTGTGCTTCTATTTCTGGCGGCAACTGCTCATCCTGCGGTGGCAACGGTGTACCTAGTTGTTCTTCAATTTTAACTCTATATCCTAATGCTAAATGTTCTGCTACGTGTGCTTGTAGTGCTGCAGCAAACTTTTCTGCGTTAGGGTTGTTTGCCATTAACTTTTGAACTACTGGGTCTTGCATTGCGTTCATGTGGACTTTGATATGAGCTTCATGATCTTGGTATAAAAACGCTTTAGCGGGTTTATTAGTAATGATGTCCATATTTTCAGAAACTGGGTCTTTAGGTTTTTGATCCTCTTCTGTAGGCACGAGCTTATCGACATTTTGTACTCCTATCGTTTGTAACATCTGTTTGTGTAACTGTGGTAGGTCGTATAATTCTGGTGACGTTTGTGCTAACTGCAACACCGTTTGGTACTGCACTACTTTCTGCGCCATCGTAGAAGAATTAGGATTAGACACAGGCACAATCTCTACCATATCGTAATCCGCACGTTTAACTGACTTATTTCCTTGAGATGGGTTATAAGCATAGTTAGCTGGTGTGTTGTCTTTAATAATCTCTGCAAGTAATTGAAACTCTTGTTTCATAGCTGCGTGTACACGCGCTTGAACCGAAGACATAACTTTTAGTGTGCGTTCTAATATCGCAAGGGTTGTACCAACAGGTGCTTGGGTAGACATGTCACTTGCTTTCATATCAGAAATAGAAGCAAACCGTCGTCCCTCATCTACAATATTTTGCATTAGTTGGAAAAGAACCTGACTTGGCTCTTTGTACGGCAACGTCATAATGTTGTCGCGGATAGTTCCGCTGGCTACATCAACATCTCTAAACTCTGCAGGAGATATCGGTGTGTCATCGCCTTTAATTCGCATACCTTTAGTCTTAAACCCGCCCGGTAAATTAGACAGGGTTCCTGCATCAACAAGCTGTCTAATTAAAGACGTGCCTGACTTAGCAAACGAACCTAGTAGATGCACTAACCCAAACGCATAAAAACCAAACCCCGGAATGTACGGGTAGTGAATAAAGTGTTGGCGTTTGTTTTTAGCGTCATCACCCTCTACCCAGTTGCGTCTGATGGCTAGTATTTTTTGTGAGCTTTTTTCTATGGTTACTACGTAAGGCAATGCAATGCCTGTTTCGTCCCCATCCTCGTCTGTGTCTTCAAATCCTTTTAGGTCTAGTTCCACGTGGAACTCTAATATTTTATAGCGGTCATCGTTGGTTGCGCTGAACCCCATGTTCTCTGCTATCTTTTGTTCTACGTCATCCAGTTCATAGTCGTCAGGAGAACCTAACTTAATATCGCTGTAGAACCCAGCAGCTTGAAGTTTTCTAACTTCGTTTTCGGTCTTCCGCATAATATGCGTGACTCGTTCTGCTGAATCGAGACTACTGGCTCCATAGGGAACCACGATGTCTTCGGCTGGTACGTATATAGAGACTGGGCGATCAACAGCGGGATCATAGTAAACTTTCTTAAACGCATTACCCGACAGTCCTAAACCCCATAACATTCTTTCGTGTTCACCACGATACTCCGGCATCTTGTCCGTTATATAGTGGTTCATGTTTTCTGCTACGTTAGAAGCAGCTTCTAAATTCTCTGGTGTTTCTTTACCAATAACTTTGGTCTTAACAGGGCCACCGGGAGGCATTGTTTCCATAATAGTTTCGGATTGAAACTTAACCAGCGCTTCAGACAGTAGTGGATGGTAGACACCCCAAGCTCCTGCCCACGGTTCACTTCGGTCTTCTACCTTCAGACCCAGCAATTCTAACCCATCTATATAAATTTGTAGCCAGTCTTTTCTAGCACTAAGGTCGCCATCAAAGTCAGCCATTAACTCAGAAGCAATGATTTCTAAGTCTCCATCTTCGTCGTCAAATTCATCAACTAGGTTTTCGTAAAAGTCTTCGCCATCAGGCAAGTCAACTTCTACAGTAAGTCCACCTTCGCTGCCTATACCTATCTCAACAACCGTACTCATATCTTCTTGAGGTTCTTGGTATTCTGATGCAGGTCTTCCATCAGGTAAAACAATCTCTAGGTCTGGTTTGTCTGCCATTTACATTACCCTTTAA